TAGATTTGGTATATTATCTAAAACTGGTGCTGATGCAAAGAAAATGTTTACGGACAAAGTAGTACCTATTAGTTTAAATTATCCTTTCTTCTTCAAGCCAATACAGGACGGTATGGACCGACCAAAGTCCGAACTTGCTTACAGGGTACCTGCTAAAAAGTTTACTCGTAAAAAAATACGTGAGCGCGAAGAGATGGACGACGTTGAAGGACTAGATACAACTATAGACTGGAAGAATACAGGTGATAATAGTTACGACGGTGAAAAATTAAATTTACTAGTTCACGATGAAAGTGGTAAGTGGGAAAGACCTGACAATATAAGAAATAATTGGAGAGTTACAAAAACTTGTTTAAGGTTAGGTAGTAGAGTTGTTGGTAAATGTATGATGGGTAGTACTAGTAATTCGCTTGATAAAGGTGGTGATAATTTTAAAGAACTATATAACAATTCTGATGTAACAAAACGTAATCGTAATGGACAAACTAAATCAGGTTTATATTCTTTATTTATACCAATGGAGTGGAACTACGAAGGGTTTATAGATGAGTATGGTCAACCAGTTTTTAACACACCAAAAGAAACTAAAGTTGATCCGCAAGGTATAGAAATAGACTGTGGTGTTATAGATCATTGGGATAATGAGGCTGAAGGGTTAAAAGACGATCAAGATGCTTTAAATGAATTTTATCGTCAGTTTCCTAGAACAGAAGAGCACGCATTTAGAGACGAAACAAAAAATAGTTTATTTAATCTTATAAAGATATACGAACAAATAGACTATAACGAGGGTAACAGAAACTCTTCAGTAATAACAGCTGGTAACTTTCAATGGTTAAATGGTAAAAAAGATACATTAGTTACATTTAACCCAGATCCTAACGGTAGATTTAAAGTTAGTTGGGTACCAAGTGGTAAATTACAAAATAATGTCATATTAAAAAATGGGGTAAAATATCCGGGCAATGAACATATAGGAGCGTTTGGATGTGACTCATACGATATATCTGGGACTGTAGATAATAAAGGTTCTAAAGGTGCGCTGCACGGATTAACTAAGTTTTCAATGGAAGATGCTCCGGCAAATACTTTTTTCCTTGAATACATAGCAAGACCACAAACAGCTGAGATATTTTTTGAAGATGTTTTAATGGCATTAGTATTTTACGGTATGCCGATACTTGCTGAAAATAATAAACCAAGATTATTATACTATTTAAGAAGAAGAGGTTATAGAGGATTTAGTATGAACAGACCAGATAAAATATGGAATAAGCTATCAGTTACAGAAAAAGAAGTAGGTGGTATGCCAAACTCTAGCGAAGATATAAAACAAGCTCATGCAGCTGCTATTGAAATGTATATCAACGATCATGTTGGTTTATTACAAGACGGTACTTACGGTACAATGTATTTTAACGAAACATTAAATGATTGGTCTAAGTTCGACATAAACAAAAGAACAAAGCATGATGCCTCAATAAGTACAGGTTTAGCTATAATGGCTTGCAATAGACATTTATACCGACCTAATCCTAAACAAAAACCAAAACCTTTAAATATAAATATATCAAAATATAATAATACTGGATTTTCATCTAAGATAATTAATAATAAAATATGAGACAAGAACACTCTATACATTTTCCGTCACAAGCGGTTAGCGATTTAGAAAAGTTAAGTGAAGATTATGGTTTAAAAGTAGCAAGAGCTATAAGGCATGAATGGTTTTCTGGAACAACTTCTAAATACAATAGTCATAAAAATAATTTTCATACACTAAGACTATATGCTAGAGGTGAACAACCAATACAAAAATATAAAAATGAATTATCTATTAACGGTGATTTATCTTATTTAAATTTAGATTGGAAGCCCGTACCTATTATTCCTAAGTTTGTTGATATTGTAGTTAACGGCATGGCTGAAAGAAATTATCAGATAAATTGTTTTTCTCAAGATAAATATGGAGTTAGTAAGCGTACAGAATATATGGAGTCTATGCTCAGAGATATTAGAGCTAAAAACTTTGATGCAATAGTACAGCAGCAGTATGATATAGATATGAGAGAAAATGATGAAGAAGATCTTCCAGATACAGAAGAAGAACTATCTTTACACATGCAGCTTAATTACAAGCAAGCAGTTGAGTTAGCTGAAGAGCAAGCTTTAAATGTACTTTTAGAAGAAAGTGATTATAATTTAATTAGAAGAAGATGTCTATATGATTTAACAGTTTTAGGTATAGGTGCTACTAAAACTACTTTTGACTTTAGTAATGGAGCTAGAACTGAATATGTAGATCCTGCTGATTTAGTATATTCCCACACAGAGTCTCCATATTTTGATGATGTTTATTATATTGGTGAAGTAAAAGAAATACCAATTAATGAATTAGTTAAACAGTTTCCAGATCTTTCAGAAAAAGAAATTAAAGACATAGCAGATAAATATTCTTATCCATTAGATTACGTAACTCATAGAGACAAAAACAAAGTTCAAGTTTTATATTTTAATTATAAAACACATATGAACAATGTTTACAAATTAAAAAAGTTAGCCAACGGTGGTGAAAAAGTAATAGAAAAAGACGATACGTTTAACCCTCCTGTAGAAAGTATGGACGGTAACTTTGAAAGATTAGAAAGAGTAGTTGAAACTTTATACGAAGGTGTTTACATTATAGGTTCAGATAAATTACTAAAATGGAAAATGGCTGATAATATGATGCGTACAGACTCTGACTTCAGTAGAGTTAAAATGAATTATCAGTTAGTAGCACCTAGAATATATGAAGGTAGAATAGAAAGTTTAGTTGGTAGAATAACTAGCTTTGCGGATATGATACAACTAACGCACTTAAAGCTACAGCAAGTTATGGCTCGTATGGTACCTGATGGTGTATACTTAGACGCTGATGGTTTAGCAGAGGTTGATCTTGGTAATGGAACAAATTATAATCCACAAGAAGCTCTTAATATGTTCTTTCAAACTGGTAGTGTTATAGGTAGAAGTTTTACCGCAGACGGAGATGGTAATCCTGGTAAAGTACCAATACAACAAATAAACAACGGTGTTAATAGTGGTAAGATACAAAGTTTAATATCTACGTATAACTATTATTTACAAATGATTAGAGATGTAACCGGATTAAACGAAGCAAGAGACGCTAGCACCCCATCCAGAGACGCTTTAGTTGGTGTACAAAAGCTTGCTGCCGCTAATTCAAATACGGCAACAAGACATATACTACAGTCAATGGTTTATATAACAGCTGAAGTAGCAGAGTGCTTATCTTTGCGTATAGCTGATATAGTAGAATACTCACCAACAAAAGACGCTTTTATTCAAGCTATTGGGGCTCATAATGTTGCTACATTAGAGGAGTTAAAAAACTTACATTTGCACGACTTTGGTATATTTATAGAGTTAATGCCAGATGATGAAGAAAAACAAATGCTTGAAAATAATATTCAAGTTTCATTACAACAAGGTTCTATAGATTTAGATGATGCTATAGATTTACGTAATATAAGAAATGTAAAGCTTGCTAACCAGATGCTTAAAGTAAAAAGAAAAAAGAAACAAGAAAGAGATCAGGCTATGCAACAACAAAATATACAAGCGCAGTCACAAGCTAATGCACAAGCGCAACAAGTTGCTGCGCAAGCCGAAATACAAAAGAATCAAGCAAAAGCTCAGGCTGACGTTCAAATAGAGCAAGCAAGGTCTCAATTTAAAACGCAGTACTTACAAGCAGAGGTTGAAGCTAAAAAACAATTAATGGCATATGAGTTTGAGTTAGATTCTAAGTTACAAATGATGAAACAAGAATCTATGATGCAAGTAGAATCTAAAAGAGAAAAAAGAAGAGATGATAGAGTAGATCAACAAGCAATGCATCAAAAAGAAATGATTGACAAAAGAAGTGGGGTAACTTCACTTAAAAACTTTGAGTCATCAGGTAATGATACTATAACAGGAGGTGCAGGTATGTAATCTCTTATTTTTTAATATTTTATAAAATTTTATTATGACAGAAGAAAACAAAGAAGTTATCGAAGAGGTAACTGAAGAACAAAACGAACAGCCTATCGAAGAAGCTGTTGAAGAAGTTATAGATGAAACTAAGTTTGATAGCGCTGGGGATCCAGATGTTATTAAAATAGATTTAGATACTATAAA